TTACAGCAGGAGTTGGTGCAGGCGCCGGAGCCCTGGTCAAAGCTTTTAGAAACGATGACCCTGATACTTATTTATCTAACGAGAATCAAATGAAAGCAATGTTAGTCGATACGTTTGAAGAAGATACTTTAGGCAAAGCAGGCATAGGTGGAGAACTTGCTGCAGCAGGACTTGCAGTTCCTGGTTCCGCAGCCGTGTATAAAGCAAGAAGATTACCATTTAAAGACAGAGCTGCGATGGGTCCGGTAAGAGCAGCCCTAGGTCCAGTTGGAAAAGCTGCTTCAGGATTTGCAACGCCATTAGGAATGGGGCTCACACTTCCATTCCAAATAGCTAGCCAACTTAGAGAAGGAAATTCTTTAGAAGATATAGCAACTAATCCATTAAATTATTTAGCTCCAGCATTTGCAGGAACCTTAACAAAAGAAGCTACAAGAGGAATGAACCAAAAAGGCTTATTAGCAAAAGCTTTAAGACTAGGAATGAATCCAGCAACGATTAGAGCAGGATCTAAATTTTTAGGATTACCAGGTCTTGCTTTAAGTTTAGGTTATGAAGGTTATGATCAATATAAAAAATATCAAGAAGGAGAAGGGTTCTTATATAACCTTTTAAACAAAGATGAGTAGAAGAGCTATAGCCAGAGGTATTGGTTCGTTATTTAATAAATCTAGAAGCAGAGCATCTTCAGATTTAAAATTTGATTTTGATAATGTAGATGATTTTGTAAAAGAGTTAAGAAAATTACCGAAAGATGATTTAATTAATTTATACCGAGGAGAATCTTTTCCTCAAAGAAATATAAAAAGTTTAAAAGACTCAGCTAAGTATTTTAACACTACTTTAGATGATATGCTAAAAGATAATCTTAGTGGTCAATGGTATACACCTAACCCTGATCATGCTCAAGCTTATGCGTCAGGACTTCTTTCTAAGATTAAAAAATTAAAAGTAACACCTAAAGAATTAGAGGCTTTTTATCGATATAAAGCCAAACTCAATAAAACAAGGGTTAAATATGCAAATAGAAAAGATGTAAAATTCGGAGTTACACCAAGTCCTCACCATGTTATTGTACCTAGATATAAATTAAGAGAACTACCATCAGAAACTGATTATTTAATAAGACAGAAACTTAAAGGAGACTTTAAAGAGGGCGGTTTAGCAAGGATTTTACAAATATGAAAAACAAAACTTTAGTGACAAATATGCAACACGTTAAAACTAACCTAATCCCACCTAGAAGTGGGCCAAACCCACAGGGCTTGAATGTTCCTACAAAACAAGTTAAAACAATCAAGAACTCGGAGAAAATAAATGGCAGACGACAATATAGACAAAGCTCTTCCTAACGTTGAGCAAACAATAACCGTACCCGGCGAAGAGACAGTTACAGAAACAGAAGTTACCGAAGATAGAATACCTTCACCTGATGATATTGAAGTAACTCAAACTGACGACGGCGGTGCTGAAATTAATTTTGAACCTGGTGCAGTTAATCAAGCAGGCACTGAAGCTCATTTTGATAACTTAGCAGATTTATTACCTGAAGATGTTTTAGGATCATTAGCTTCTACACTTTACGAAAATTTTACACAATATAAAGAATCTAGAAAAGATTGGGAAAACTCTTACGTTAAAGGATTAGATTTATTAGGATTTAAATANGAAAACCCAACACAACCCTTTCAAGGCGCTTCAGGTGCAACGCATCCTGTACTNGCCGAAGCTGTAACTCAGTTTCAAGCACAAGCTTACAAAGAATTATTACCCGCAAAAGGACCTGTACATACACAGGTNATGGGAAAACCTGACAGAGCTAAAGAAGATCAATCTGTTAGAGTAAAAAATTTCATGAACTACCAACTCATGAATGTGATGAAGGAGTATGAACCCGAGTTCGATCAAATGCTTTTTTATCTCCCTTTAAGCGGCTCTACTTTTAAAAAAATCTACTATGATGAACTTTTAGGTAGAGCTGTTTCTAAATTCGTACCAGCTGATGATTTAGTTGTACCTTACACAGCAACATCTATTGAAGATGCAGAAGCAGTTTGTCATACATTAAAGATGTCAGAGAATGATTTAAAAAAACAACAAGTATCAGGTTTCTATAGAGATATAGATATACAACCTGGTTATGACCAAGAAACAGACGTTGAGAAAAAAGAACGAGAACTAGAAGGCGTTAGAAAATCAAGAGATCAAGATGTTTTTTCTATCGTTGAGTGTCATACAGATTTAGATCTAGAAGGATTTGAAGATATTGGCAAGATGGTGAACCAACAGGAATTAAACTTCCATATATTGTAACTTTGGAAATGGGATCAAGAGAAATACTTTCTATAAGAAGAAATTATCAAGCTGAAGATCCGTTAAAGAAAAAAATAGAATATTTTGTTCACTTTAAATTTTTACCAGGACTAGGTTTTTATGGTTTTGGTTTAATACATATGATCGGTGGTTTATCAAGAACTGCCACAACGGCTCTAAGACAATTATTAGATGCAGGAACTTTAAGTAACTTACCTGCAGGATTTAAACAAAGGGGTATTCGTGTAAGAGACGAAGCACAAGCAATACAGCCTGGAGAATTCAGAGATGTCGATGCACCTGGTGGAAACATCAAGGACGCGTTTATGACTCTTCCTTTTAAAGAGCCTTCACAAACTTTATTATCTTTAATGGGGATAGTTGTACAAGCGGGACAACGGTTTGCCGCCATAGCTGACATGCAAGTCGGTGACGGCAACCAGCAGGCAGCTGTTGGAACGACTATTGCCCTCTTAGAGCGAGGCTCCAGGGTCATGTCAGCCATACATAAAAGATTGTATGTGGCGATGAAGAGTGAATTTAATTTATTAGCCAAAGTATTTAAAACTTATTTACCACCTGAGTATCCTTACGATGTTGTTGGTGGAGAAAGAAATGTTAAGGTTGCAGATTTTGATGACAAAGTAGATATTTTACCTGTTGCAGACCCAAATATTTTTTCACAAGCGCAAAGAATTACGATGGCACAAACAGAATTACAACTTGCACAGTCAAATCCACAGATTCATAACTTATATGAAGCGTACAGAGCGATGTATACGGCAATTGGTGTTAAAGATATTGATAAAATCTTGCCACCACCTCAACAACCGCAACCAATGGACCCTGCACAAGAAAATATTTTAGCAATGACAGGCAAACCTTTCCAAGCTTTCAAAGGTCAAGACCATGCAGCGCACATAACTTCGCATTTAAACTTTATGTCAACAAGTATTGCACGAAACAACCCTACAATTTTAGGTGCATTAGAAAAAAATATCTTTGAACACATAAGTTTGATGGCACAAGAGCAAATAGAAGTAGAATTTAGAGAAGAGATTACACAAGTTCAACAAATGCAAATGGGAATGCAGCAATTAATGGCGCAAGGACCACAAATGCAACAGTCTCCGCAATTTATGCAAATGCAACAGCAGTTATTAGGTATGCAACTGTCTATGGAGTCTAGAAAAGCTAAATTAATTGCAGAAATGACTCAAGAATTTATGGCAGAAGAAGATAAGATTATGGGTCAACTAGGAAACGATCCAATTGCTAAATTAAAGTCAAGAGAACTTGATTTAAAAGCTCAAGACGATGCTAGAAAAGAACAAGAAGGTCAAGAAAAGATAAATATTGATAAAATGAAGGCTATGATGAATCAAAATCAACATGATGATAAATTAGCCCAAAATGAGGAATTAGCTGAGCTTAGAGCTGATACATCACTAACAAAACAGATGATGTCACAAGAAGCAAAACTACAATCTGACAGGTTTAAACAAAGAGACGTAAGTATCTTGAAAGGACCAAGAAGATAGTATACAAAAGGAGTATTATGGTAAAAATTACAAAAGACAAAGGCGTTAACAAAGACGGATTCCAAACAGGTGGTGTTGAGATTAGTGATTCTCCAAGTAAAGTTGGAACTGATCCAAGATCAAAGATCCTAACTAACGAATACAAAGTTTACAGTGATATCTGTGAAGGTACTCAAGTTGAAGTTAGAGGTAGACGTGCTATGTTAAAAGGCAAGAAAAAAACAGCTACTTGGTACTAGTATGGCCTGGTTCAGTTTAGCAAAGATTGCATTACAAGCTGGAAGTAAAATTTATTCTAACCGCCAGAAGACTAAGATGGCTATGTCTGATGCACAATTAATGCATGCAGAGAAAATGGCTAGAGGCGAAGAGTCCTATCAAGGCAAATTATTAGAAGCTAGACAAAACGATTATAAGGACGAATTCGTGCTCGTTATAATCTCAGCACCTATCATTGTGTTAATGTGGGCAGTCATGTCGGACGATCCAACAGCGATGGAAAAGGTAAAGCTATTCTTCCAATATTTTCAAGAACTTCCCAAATGGTTTACTAATTTATGGGTGCTTGTAGTTGCTAGTATTTTTGGTATAAAGGGAACACAAATTTTCCGTAATGGAAAAAAATAGGAGATAAATATGAGAAACGATTAT